CGGTCTTCCCTTCGCCCTCCAGGTGCTGGGTCCGCGGGCAGCTCTGCCGGAGGAAGAAGGGGCCGGCGTAGGTCTTCAGGCTGTCGGTGTTGCCGGCCTGGCGCTCCAGGGCGCGTTGCACGACCTGCAGGGCCAGGTAGGGCTTGGCGGCGGTGATCCGCGCCTCCACGGCCTTCACGCCCTCGGCACGGGCCTCGGCCAGGGCCTTCTCGTACTCGGAGCGGGCGAGCGGATCGCTGGCCAGCAGTTCTTTCAGCGTCATGGGCTTCTCCTTCTTGGCCGGGGGAGCCGGCGTCTGGTTCTGGGCTACGAGCAAGCCGGCAGCCTGCGCCGCGAGACTCGCGGCTTGGCGGCTGGCGGGGATACTGTCCTGGATCGCGTCGATCATGCCGACGCGGCGGGCCTCGCTGGCGATGAGCAGGGCGCCGCGGCCGTAGTTGGCCTCCACGTCCTCGGTGCTGGTCTTCCGGCCCTCGGCGATGCGCTGGATGAACACCGCCTCCATGGCGTCGGCGCGCTCCTGGAGCACGTCGCGGCCGGCCTTCGTGCTGGGGTTGTCGTCCTTGCGCGGGGCGTTGCGGCTGACGATGGTCACGCGCTTGATGCCCAGGGCGTCGCGGAGTCCGCTGTCGTCGATGGCCACGATCTTCACGCCGATGGACCCGACCTCGGCAGCCGGCGACAGAGCGCGGATGTCGGGGCAGGCGACGGCCAGCCAGTAGGCGGCGGAGGCGCACATGCCGCTGACCTCGGCCCGCGTCGGGACCTCGGCGGCCAGCGCGCGGATCGCCTGGTAGGCGAGATCGGCGCCGGGCACCTCGCCGCCCGGTGAGTTGAACTCCAGGGCCACGCTGCGGGGCCGGCGGCGGCGGCAGTCCTTGGCCCAGGCCACGATCTGCTGGTAGCTGGTGCCCTGGACCCCGAACAGCCGCGCGAGCGGCGAGGGTCCGGACATGGACAGCGGGCCCTCGATCCGCACGCGGACGTTGCCCTCCTCGTCGGTCTCCTCCTCCAGATGGTCGTCGTCGTCCTCGGGCGATTCGCCGAACATCTGCGCCGCGAGCCGCACCTCCTCCTCGGAGGCGTTTTCCAGCCGCTCCAGGTAGGCGACGAGGAAGGTCGGTTCACAGGCGTACAGCTGCTCGCGCATAGCGTTATGCAAAGGATACGGGGTGCACGCCGTAGCCTGCAATATCCCCCGATGGGGGAGTGTGCGGGCTTAAAATCGGAACAGGAAACCACTACACAAACGGCGGCATAGATTCTTTGCGATTTTGGTTGACATTATCCCATCGCTGGGTTATTATATAAGTATGGCAGGAGGCAATCAGATGACAATTAGAGAGCGAATCGCCGAGATGACCAAGGGCGCGGTGACTCAGGTAGATTTGGATCGGCTCGTGGCTCAGGGGCTATTGAAGAACCTGCGGGCCGAGTTCCCGAATGCGGATGCTGGCGAAATCATGTATGAGTGGGACAGCCGCAAACTCGCCGCTTCGAAGATGACTGGGTGCGATGACTGAGGGGTGAACCATGAGATTCCAGAGCATCTACAATAGCGTAACGGTCACCCGGGAAAACCCCGAGACAGGGCGCCGGGAGGAGATGGAGATCGCCGTCAACATCGAGGGAGAGGGCCTTTTCGTCCGCGACGGGCGCGGCGACTGGAAGCAGTGGCGGGGAACTGGACAATTCCGCGCCCGCTCTGCTGTGGAGCTGGTCCAGCGCTTCCGCCGGGATCAGGATGACGATACGGTCCGCATGGTGCGCGGGTCCGCTGTCGGCTGGAAACTCGATCCGGCCTCGGCAGCCGCCCGGGCTCTGGCTTCTATCCGCACGCCCAAGCGCGCAGAGGCCAGCCGCGCTAACGGGCGCAAGCCGGTACGCGATGGTAGCAGGCCCCGCGGGAGGCCGAGGAAGCCGAACGAGTGAGTTACTGCTCGAACACCGCCCAGCCGTCCAGCGCCGCGCCCGCGGCGAACAGCCAGAGCACGAGCGCCGTGGACGGCAAAAGCAGCAAGCCGCCGCCGTTGGGCCAGCGCCAGACCAGCTCGTCGGTTTCGAGTCCGAGGGTGGCGCGGCGGTAGAAGTAGGCGGGCACCGTTGGCGGGGTGGCCCAGGCCAGGGCGCTGGTGATCCCGCAGGTCGCGCCGTCGGATTCCGAGAGCAGGGTCACGGGCGCGGTGGGCGTCACGCCGAGAGCCTGCGGGTAGCCAAGGCCCACTGGCGTCAGAGTCTGGGCGGTGAGCGTCAGCCCCAGCTCCACGAGGCGCGCGCGATCGGAAGCCCCGGCCCTCAGCTCCAGCACCGCGTTCTGCGTGGCCGTGGTGCGAAATCCATGAGCGAAACGTGCCATCTCCCCCTCCTACCACCAGCCGATCGCCCGGCCCAGCTCGTAGGTGCCGAGCGCGGCCAGGCCTATGCCGACCGTGATCCCCCCGATCTTCCAGCCCAGCACCTTGGCGCGCTCGGCTGCCAGCACCAGCTCGTAGTCAGCGATCACCGCCCCCGCCTGCGCCTTGATCCCCTCCAAGTACTCGGATTGCTCCTTGTACGAGTCCCTGAGCACGGCGAGCAAGGTCAACAGCTTCGCCCGTTCCATCTCCGAGGCGCTCAACTTGCTCTGCAATTCCTCGTACTGCCTCTGCCGCTCGGCGCTGTCGCTCTGCATCTGCTGCTCGAAGCTCCGCAAGCTGCTGCGCAAGTTCTCGATTTCGTTCTCCTTGTCGAGCAAGAGCGCTATCAGCCTCGATAAGAGCGGATCGGCCTGCTGCAACAGCTGCAAGGCTTCGGTCGATTCGGGCGTACAGCTCTCGCTTCTCGGCGGCGATGCGCTGGGCTGCTCGGCTGCCAGCGGCCAGGTCATGGCGCCACACAGCAAAACCGCCAAGAGCAGCACCCGCCACAACGAGGATCGGGAGCACCCACCAGCGAACCTTGAGCTGCACATCATGCCTCCTGTAGCGCGTCGCAGTGCACGTAGTCGCCGGGAACGGTCAGCGACTCGGGCATGTCCGGCCAGAGGTCCAGGCCCATGGCCTTCATCAGGAGATCGGACAGGTAGCTGCAATTCGTCCGCCGGCTGACGAACGGCGCCCAGCCGGTGCGCCGGTAGATCCAGCGCCACAGGCCGCGGGTGGGGTAGAGCAGCGCGTCGAACAGCGTCAGGAGGAAGGCGTACCACGACCGGGAGTTCACCAGGGCCACGGCCTTCTCCAGGCCGGCGCGCACCTGCTCCGGCGTGCGCTCGACGCGCGGTGCCAGGCGCAAGTCCGCGCTGCGCTCGCCTACGGTGATCTGCACGCCGCTGCGGTAGCGCCAGATCATCCAGCGGCGTGCGCCTGGCTGCAGCCAGATGCTGGACTCGAAGGTGAAGCCGCCCAGGCAGATCGCGCTGTGCGTGTAGGGCGAGTCGGTCACGTGCATGATCGCCCGATCGCTGAAGCTCTTCGGGTTGCCGCGGTACAGCAGGATCGCAGTCACGCCCCGCCCCCGAGCTTGCCCTGGTCGCCGGCCACGCCGATGCCCAGGAGCAACGTGCCCAGGCCGGCCACCGCGGCGAAGGTAGTTACGTCCCTGGTGGCGAGCACATAGACCACCGCGGCAACCAACGTCGGGATCCCGATGACCCGCTTTTCGTCCACCCCACCGGCCTGGTCGAGGAACATGTCGCCGAGCTTCAGGAGGAACTTCTTCACGGCTTTCTCCCCAGCGCCTGGCGCCGGCGGTCGAAGACCTCGGCCATTGCCTGGAAGCCCTGCTCCTTGAAGGCGCCAGGGCCCCAAATCGCCAGCGTGCGGCCATCAGCCAGCAGCACGAAGCCGGTGCCCTCCCCGTGCCCGCAGCAGCTCATGGCCGTGGGGATCCCGCCGTCGTTCAGGGCGCGCACCAGAGGCACCAGGCAGCGGTCCACCGGGACCTGCCGATCGCCGATCTGCACCAGCTCCGTATCGCCCCAGGCGCACATCAGGTTTCGCCTCCGGCGTAGATGTGCCCCCATTTCTTGTTCCGGCAAGGGAGCTTCAGCAGGCGGTCGAGCTCGTCGAACCAGAAGAAGCGGTCATTCCCAGCTCGCTCGCGGTAGGCCGTGTGAAAGTCTCCGTAGGGATCGTCCACGATCCAGCCGTCGATCTGCTCGATGTGCACGCGCCCCGGATCCGCGAGCTCCGCGCGGTCCTGGCGCGTGCGCACGCCGACCAGGCAGACCATGTGCCCCTGCGGAGTGAAGCTACCGGAGACGATCACCGCGCGGCCGCGCGCGAGCTCCGCGACCAGGTCCTCGAAGAGCAGGTCCGTGCGGAAGTCGATCACCTTCCGGCCGGCCCAGCGGTTCACCGCCCAGTCCAGGCACTCGTGCACCATCGCCGGCCGCAGCACGGGCCGGCCATTGTGGTAGGCCCAGGGGGCCACCTGGCGCATGAGCTCGTAGGCCTCCGGGAGCTCCGTCAGGCCGGTGAGGTAGTCCTCCGGCTGCAGCGGGGCGGTGTCGGGCACGGGGATCCCGCAGTCCAGCATCCACATCACCGCGGAGGTGGTATTGCAGCTGGAGTGCGGGTAATAGCGGTTGTTGACCTGCGTGTGGTAGGGGGTGTGCGCGGAGACGTTGATCTCGGTCATGTCGGCCGCTCCGGGATATGCGCCCCGATATGCTCGTCCAGTTTCGCTTCGATCCTCTGCACGGCCTCAACAATATGTTTCACGTCCCGGCTCAATTCGGCGAGCGTCACCTCGCGATCCTGCATTTTCTCCTGGAGGGCACGGATCTTCTCATGCGCCCTGGCCAGGTCCTCCTTGAACTGCTTCACTTCCTGCAAGTGCATGCCCTCCTTCACAGCCTCCTTCCTGCGCTCGATGCCGAATGTGATGATGCCCAGGATGGAGACTATCAAGGCGACCGTGGAGGTGACGGCAGCGAGGATGGCCATGCTCACGCCACCTTTCGCACGACCAGCTCGGCGTATACCTCGTTCACGCCGAAGTTGGCCGCGCGCCCGAAGCCGTCTGTATTGCGGGTCGTCGTGCACCTGTGAACCAGCGTGATATCGGAAGCGATCGCGAGAACGAAAGCCCCGACCACGATGGAATCGGTTTGCGCATAGCCGCCCTCTCCATTCCACGCGTTGGATCCGTGCACGAGGTAAGCGGCCCCAGTTGTGTCATAGACGGCCGCCTTGTGCGCACTACAGTAGTTCGCCGGCGCCCTGGCGTACACTTCGTAGGAACCGGGCGGGAGTGTTAGCTTATTCGCTGCAAGGCTGGCGCCAGCGATCTCTCCGACACCACCACGATTGACGATAGTATTCAGGGTGCGTGTCTGGAAAGCTCCCGAGGTGAAGGTACCGCCAGCCGTGTTGGCGGCCTTCTCGTCTCGCACGTGCACCATGGGCACATGCCCCGCGATTTTCCGCCAGATCGTGCCGTTGCTCTTGAGCGTGATGCTCTGCCCGGGGAACAGCCACCAGGCGGTGACCTGGTTGATGAGCTCCGCGCCCTCGCCCTCCACGATGACCTTGAAGGCCGTGCCCACCGCGGCCGAATTGACGATGGTGAGCTCGCGGTGCAGGTTGTCGGCCACCGTGGGCAGCGTCACCGTGCGGTCGGCGCCGTCGGGGTCCACCTCCAGCACGCCGATCCCATCATCGTCGCGGATGGTCTTGTCCGCTCCGCTCACCGCCACGACGCGACGGTACTCCACGTCCTCCGGGGCGTTGGAGTCCGCCACGTATTTCCCGCTGAAGTACAACGCCCCGGCCTGGTAGGCGACATTGATAACGGCAATGAAGCCGTACACGTTGCGCCCGGCCCCTGCTGCGGCGGTGGCGAGCCCCGAAAGGTAGGTGTCCTCCTGGGACAGCACGTAGTCCGTGCCTTCCACCAGCAGCGTCCCACGGCCGCCGGCGGCCGTGCGGATCACCAGGTCCTGCCGGATGAACCAGTCATGCTCGAGCTGGAAGGCGGCGGCGCCGACATCAGCGAGCGGCAGATCTGTGAAGGCAACGCCGGCCGGCGTGATCGTCATATAACCCATCAAACAACCTCCTGGTCTTGCGTGACCGCGTAGTACCCGGCCCCATAATAACCATCGCCGTAGTAGCGGCCCTGCACGTAGAGCGATTCGCCGATCCGCTGGATCAGCCTGCAGGTCAGCGTCTCCTGGGCGGTGCCCAGGTCGTAGCTGACGCCGATCACCTGCGCCTTGACCTCCCCGAAGTAGGGCCGGCCATCGGGGCGCTGCAGGATCCCCTGGATGTTGTCGCCGACCCGGCGCTGCTCGGTGCCGACCATTCGCGTGGTGTCGAACAGGCGCGGTTGCACGGAAAGCGTCGGCAGCACCCGCTGCACGAACGCCTGGGCGGCGGCCTCGGTGGTGAGGAAGGTGTCAAATGTCTTTTCCGGGACGGTCTTGTGCCGCTCCAGCACGGCCGCGGCCATGCTGTCGTCCCGCAGATACTTCCGCTTCTTCCCGGCCGCCCAGTCCGGAGAGTAGCCTACCCGGATCACCCCGATGACCTCGGCCGGCCTGTAGCCCAGCTTCGAGGTCGTCAGCGGCGTGCTCTCGTGGAAGATCTCCACCGGGTAGGCTCCGTCGTTCGGGATCCGGAAGGAGTGCCGCCCCTCCGGATCCGGGAGGAAGAGACCTGGGGCGCTGACGGCCATGGCTTCGGCGATCTCGCTGATCTCCGTCGGGTCATCGGCGAAGTAGCAGCAATCCGGCGCCTGCACCCGCGCCGCCTCCCAGGCGCTCTGCTCGTAGGCCGTCGAGGAATAGGGCACGCTTAGCCAGCAGGCCATGATGTCCGTGATGATGTCCAGCGCGTTGGCGATCAGGTTGCCGCTATCGTCCTTATAGGCCTGGATGTCCGCCGTGACCTCGTCTCCCGGGGAGTAGTCAGCTGCCGCCAGGGTGAACGTGCCGGCGTTCAGGTCTGTAGCGGCCGGCACCTTGGCCACGCCCTTTATGCGGACTGCATCAATCGCCTTGATGCCGTGATAGGTGGTGTCCAGCGTGGCGAAGCTGTAGTGCGCCGGGGCCGGCTCCTTGGAGTTGAGGCAGAAGCAGGGAATGTTGCGCAGCACGCCGTAGCCGATCGGGATCGCCTTGCCTTCGTCCCCCGGGTCCATGTCCGGGTGGTCGGCCACGCTGAACTGCCGGTCGGGGATCCTCTTGGCCAGGTAGCGCCGGATGTCCGCGAGCTCCACGGAGACGGTGTCGGCGCCGATGTCGACCTTCCCGATGGAGAAGGTGCCCAGCCGGCGAAACTTGCTCCGCGGTTCGTTGTCGAAGCCCAGGAACAGGCGCGCGGCGTTGCCAAATAGATCCAGCTCCTCTGCAACCAGGTCCAGTTCGCCGTCCTCGTTGCGGAGCTGCACGGTGCCCCCGCCAAACTCCAGCCGGCCATAGAAGAGCGGGTCGCGGCGCTGCTCCAGATTCGGCGCAGACAGCAGCCGGCCCTCGCACATGGTGTTGCCGTACTGCCCGGCCTCGTTGGCGAAGGCCAGCACGACGCCGATGACGAGGCGGTGGATCGCCGGCCTGTTGTGGTCATCCAGGTGGAAATAGACGCCGCGCGCCGCGGCGTCCCAGTAGAAGGTGCCCCCTTCGCCCTGGACCGTGGCCACGCCGGAGGCCTGGCGCAGCGCCATGGCGTCCATGGAGAGGGAGCCGACCTCCTCGATGTCCAGCGCCGTGACGCCGTTGAGGAAGGAGGGGTCGATCAGAGGGAAGATCGCATCCAGCAGGAAGTAGTAGACGAAGGCCCAGCGGCAGAACCAGATGCGATGCTGATTGCCGATGTCCAGCTCCAGGAGGATGATCTTTTTAGAAGCCGGTGCGTCGCTCATTTTGTGCTATACTTGACCCCATGAACTGGATACTTTTCCTCTACGCCTTCACCCTGGGCGTCGAGCAAACGGACATGCTGGCTCCGGATCTCCAGTGGTACGGCTACAGCGAGATGCAGGCCAGTGTGCTGATTGCGAGCACCCTGGAGGTGGGCGGCGCATCGGCGATCTATTTCCAACCCGCCCGGCCGCCCTGGTTCAATCCGATGGAAGGAGACTTCCGGGTGTTCGCCAGGGTCCGGTTCGGCATGCTCTCGTTGGAGGCGCAGCATTTGTGCATCCATGGATTCGCCGGCGGCATCGCCAGCCGAGACGCGCAGGGGAGCAATCGCCTGACGTTGACCGTCTCCAACAGGAAGCCGTAGCATCCCGCTATACCTCGTACTCGATCATCACCCAGCCGCGGTTATAGGGCGTGGCGTCAAAATCTGCGTTGTCAAAAAAGCCTCCGACTTTTCGCCATAGGGAAATGACGGTCGGATTCAGGTAGTAGATGCCGCCGTATGGTTGCTCTGCCGGAACGCTATAAAAGCCGTCGATTGGATAGGTGCGAGTGCCTGCATCGTTAATGATTAGGGCAGAAGCCATTCGAACCTTATTTACTGCGACGCCCAGTGCCAGCGCCACGGACGAGGAATCGTAGGCATCCATGTCCCAGTCGCCGATCTCGAGGACCTTCTTCGCGAGGAAGCCCAGGCCGTCCCAGATGCCCACGGTGCCGTCGCCGAACAGCTTGATCGAGCTGATGCCCATGAACTCGAACAGATATTTGCGGACATAGTCCCCGCCCGCGTCCTTGTAGAGGCCCCCGATGTAGCGCTCCGCCCCGGAGTACCAGCCCTGCTTCGCGGTGTCCCAGGTGGGCGCCGGCGCCGTCACTCCGGTTGCCGTGATCGCCGTGCCGGCCACCGTCAGCTTGATCCAGACGTCCGAGCCCGCCGCGATCGCCCCCAGCCCGCCGATCGCCTCGTCCGCGCCGAACTCGAACAGCGCCCCGCCCACCTCCACCACGCTGCCCGCCGCGATCTCCGGCTCCACGTTGTCGCCGAAATGCGTCAGGCTGATCGCCTGGTAGCCCAGCCGCTGCGTTTGGAACGCGAGCGCCTCGATCTCTATCTGACTCCCGGCCATCAGTGCGTCTCCTTGAACCTCATGATCTCATCCCGCCACATCCAGCCGCCGGCACCCGTGAAGGCCAAGTCCGTCTCCAGGCATGCGTATATCGGAGGCAGGCGCAGCCGGTCGTCATCAGGCACGACAATCACCGCGGTCAGTTTGCCGATCTCCCGGTATATTGCCTTCAGCTCCCGCCTGAGCTGGTCGCTGAGTAGCCCGAACTTCAGCTCATAGATTTGATCCCTGCGTCCCTTGTTGCCGAACCGCTGCCCGGATGGTCCATCCGCCACCAGGGAGGTGTCGGCCAGCCCGTCCTTGATCCCGCGGTCCAGCGGCTCGTCGGTGCGGAAGGCCGCATATAGCCCCGCCCGACCGATCTGGATGTAGCCGTCCGGGTTGTCCGCATCCTCGAACTCCAGCAGCCACAGCCGGTACATGCCGGAGGCCTCCACCAGAATGATGCCCGGCACGATCGTCGCGGCGGCCTGAAGCGGCGGGGCGGCCCAGGCGGCCGCGTCGTTGGCCTTCACCGTGAGGGTGGCCGCGCTGGTCAGGTTGTGGGCCAGCACGGCGATCATGTCCGCGGAGATCTTCTGCCCTTCCCCGGCGTCGAAGAGCAGCGTTTCCCCTGCCGGCGTCGAAGACCTCCAGACGCGCACCAGGTGCGGATGCTGCACGTTGGTCGCTGGGAAGCCGTTGCGCTCCGTGGAGGCGGTGACGGTCATCTCATCGCCCAGGTTGCGGTACAGCAGGCGGAAGCTCATGACACCACGCTCCGGATCGGGACCAGGATCTTGCGCGACCGCAGCAGGTCCACGGTCGTTTCGGCGAGCACGCGGCTGTCCAGAAGGACTTGGATCAGTGCCGGCTCGCTGCTCCGTGGGCCCTCACGCCCGACGTATTCCGGCTCATTCTCGGCCATGGTGTATGCCGTCCCTGTCTCCAGGCCCACGCCGATCACCGGCTCCGTGAGCCAACCCCCGCCGGCCAGGGCCCGGATGGCGCCGGAGGCGATGAAGGCGGCCGCCGATCCCGCGTAGGCCAGCGCAGCCCCGGCCGGGTTGAAGATCCCCAGGATCGGGATCGATGCCTTGATCGCCCAGACCAGCAGCTCCTTGCCGATCATCATGAGCACGTCCGCGATCGTGTTCTTGGCGGCGTCCTTGAATGCGGCCCACGCATCCCCTCCGCTGACGATCGCTTCTCCCACGCCTGCCATGGCGCTGCCGAAGCCGCTGATCAGCCCGTCCTTGATGCCCTGGGCGATGTTCTGCACGCCGGTATCCATGCGGCGGAACTCATCGATCGTGGCATTGACTAGGTCGGGCACGAGGGAGTGCCCGACGATCTTGTCGAACAGGTCCTTGAACTTCCCGATCGTGTTGTCGTGGATGCTCTGGATCGCTGCGGCGATCTTGTCGCGGGCGTTGGTGAAGAAGCCCACCACATCAGCCCAGAGCTTCTGGAAAAACTCCCGGATCTGATCCCAGTTCTTGATGATGAGCACCGCGGCGGAGGCTACCGGACCAAGGGCCAGTGCCAGGTATTCCGCGTTCTCCCACATCCAGGCGACGACCTTGCCGAAGATGTCCTTGATGAACGCGATGGCGCTCTGGAATGCCTCCTTGACCACGTTCCAGAGATTCACGAAAAAGGCGCTGACCTTGTCCCAGTTCTGGATCAGCAGCACCACGCCCACGGCCAGGGCGGCCACGCCGGCGATGATAAGCCCCATGGGGCCCGCGGAGAGCAGACTCATCGCCCCGCCCACGCCCTTGAATACGGCCATCAGCGTGCCGATGCCGGAGATCAGCTGCCCGCCAATCAACAGCAGCGGTCCCAGGGCGGCGGCCAGCGCAGCGATCGTAACGATCGTCTCCCGCGTGCTGGGGCTCAGCTTGTTGAGCCAGTCCACGATCCCGCCCAGCCAGGTGGCTAGCTTCTGCACCAGAGGTAGGATCACAGCGCCCAGATTCTCGCCGAAGTCCCCGAGCAGATTCTTGAGCTGCGTCACCGGTCCCATGCCGGCCGCGGCCGCCGTCTGCGCGGCGCCGGCGAACTTCTGATCCAGGGCGGCGATCAGTGCCGTCAGCTTCTCGCTCTTCGAGGCGGTGCCGTCTATTTCGACGCCGTAGCGGCTGAGGGCGTTGGTTGTGCTTCCCAGCGTCTTTCCGACGAGCGCGGCCGCCGTCTCCAGGTTCCCGCCGGTCATGGCCTGCGCGAAGTTCTGTATGCGCGGCAGGATCTGCTTCAGCCCTTCCTCGTCGAGATTGGCGAGCTGCTGTACCAGGGTCAGCGCCGCGAGGCTGGTTTCATCCCCGAACTTGGTGACCCGCTGCAGCTCGGTGGCCAGGTTGGCCAGGTTGCCGAGGCTGATCTGGCCTTCGCGCCCCGTGGCCCGGATGGCGTTGGCCAGATCGGCCATCGCCTCTTCCTGCTCTGCGGCGGCCTTGGTTATCACGCCGAAGCCGGCGATGAGCGGGGTGGTGAGCGCCAAAGAGAAGACCTTCCCGGCCTTCGTCATGGAAGCGCCCAGGGCCTTCATGCGCTGACCCGTGCGCTGCTCGGCCCGGTCCAGCCCTTCGTCGAGGCCGGAGTTGTCGGTGGAGAGCTCTAAGACTGCCCTACCGAGATTCTCGTCTGGCACCCCGCACCACCCGTATCCCGATCTCCGTCAGCGGCCGCAGCGGCGCTCCCCGGGCGGCCGGCTGCTCCAGCTGCGCCACCAGCCGCCGCCAGCGGCTGCGCAGCGCCGCCGCTTGGCCCCTCCTCATCGTGCCGCTTCCCAGGGCCACGGCATCCGCCGTGCGCAGGGCCTCTTCTGCCGCCAGTCCTGGGAGCTGCCGCATGTACTCCAGGACCTCCGCCACGCTCAGATCTAACCAGACGGGGCGGCCCCCACCGTAGAATCGCTGGAGCCGGGGGAGGAAGGAGAGCCAGTCTCCGCCCCGCTGGCGGCCGCGGGAAAAGGGGCGGCGGCCTTCTCCTTCTCCTCGGCCAGGCCTTCCATGTAGGCCTGGATCACGGCGAGCTTCTGCATGTCGGTGAGCCGAGCGCGCACGGGCGGCGGCACCTCCGCCAGGATGATGTCCGACACGCGCAGCACCAGCTCGGCGAGCTGCTCGGCCACCTCCTCCGGGCAATCCTCCTCCTGGACCTGCATGGACAGCTTGCTGATCCGAGGGGAGGTCTTTTCCAACCACAGCGCATCGCGGAGCTTCAGGTCCTCCGCGGCCAGCAGGGGATACTCCACTCCATCAATGCGCACGATGGGTCGCTCGCGCTTGGTGGACAGCGCGAGGGTCTTCTTGTTTTCGCTCATGGCTTAGGGCAGGGCCTCGGCATCCTGGGCCACCAACTTGCCAAAGCGCTCGGCGTCCGTGGCCGCGTTCGGGTCCTCGAGGGCCTTGAACTGGCAGGCCAGTCCGGCGGCCTCCCCCTTGCTGAACACCGGCGCGGGATTCCCGCCCTGATAGGCCCGCGGCACCTGGTACTGCGCGACCAGGCCATCCGCGTAGGGCGAAGGCCCGCGGATCAGCATCGCGAAGCAGGCGACCGAGGGGCCCTGGCGCAGGGTGATCGTCCGGATGCCGGGCGTCCCGGCTGCCGCCGGCGTATCCGTGACCGTCACCCCGTTGAGGATCTTCGCGTACTGCTCCAGCGACAGGTCCTCCAGGACCAGGTCGACCAGCAGGCCCTCCTCGGGGCGCGACACCTTCACGGGCCCGGTGGAGCCCGCCGTGCGGTGCTCCTCCACGGTCTGCTCGTGGGTGACCGTCACACCGTCCTCGGAGTAGTTTCTGACTCCGTTGGTCCCCAGTTTCGCCCAGGGGGCCGGCGGCGCGGTATCCACATCCGGGAACGCCGTGCCCTCCGGGGCGGTGAACACCTCGAAGGGGCTGATGATGATTTCATAGGGCGTCATCTGTACCTCCTACCCTGCTTCTCGCTCATCGAAAATCACGGTCATGGTGCTGTACTGCAGCGGCCAGCCCGTGTTTGCATCCCGTCCTGTCGCCGAGCGCGAGGGGAAAACCGAATGGATCAGGGCCAGGTCCACCGTGCGCCGGCTCAGGTTCCCCAGGCACTCCTGCACCGCACGATCCATCCGTCCCGCCTCCACCAGGCTCTCCCCGTAGCACCAGGCTGTGAACCGGGTGCGCATGATCGGCCCGCTCCCCCGGCGCTCAACACCGCCGGTGGGGGCGAGCAGCACCGCCTTCCTTGCCTGGGCATCCGCCTCCAGGGGCGGGAGCTCGCCGACGTAGACCCGGCTCTCGCATAGGTCCTGGATCGCCCGATCCGCCAGCAGGACCTGGCGCAGCGCGGCCAGCGGGTCGATCATGCGGAAGCCTCCCGGGCTTCCCGGATGTAGCCGGCCAGCTTCGGGTAGATCTTCTGCGCCGTCGGGACCAGGTAGGGGTAAGCCTTGGTGCCCTTACTGGCGATCGAACGGGCTACGGCGTAGGCGTGCCGCGGGTCCAGGCGCATGCTCTGCGCGATCGCATCCACCGGCGGGAAGTGCGGCCGCGTGCCCTTCTCCACGTAGATCGCGTAATTGACCGCGAAAGAGCCCCAGTAGCCTACCACGTGCTTCTCCAGCTGCACCGCGGGGCGCATCTGGATAGAGCCCTGCAGGACCGTGGTGCGCCGCCGCACCACCGCCTTGGATTCGGTGACGCATTCGGCCAGCGCGCGGTTGATTCCGCGCCCGGCGGCGACGACCATGCGGTCTTTCACCTGCTCGCCCCGCCAATCAAGCATCGACGCTCCTCAGCGTGGCCGCCCAGTGGTCGGCTCTGCGATCCACGGCCGTGACTTCCAGGCGAGAGAACAGCAACTGCTCTCGCCGATCGCGCACCTCCTCGAGGCGATCTCCGATCCGGACGTCGGCATCCCGCGGGAAGATAGCCCCCGGGCTATCGATGCTGACTTCGCCCGTGGCGCGGATGACCTGGGCGCCGCGGCTTGCCCAGACGCGGCAGGGCTGCGCGCCGGCGATGAGCTGCCAGCCCTGTGCCTGCTGGCCATACTCGTCCACGCCCTGGTGCAGGTTGCGCTTCACCAGGGCCCGCATGGTCATCGTCGAGCGGGCACTCATCCGATCCGGCTCCCGGTGCGCACGCGCGCCAGGATCCGGGCGCGCTCCCGGCGGTAGTCGGCAGCCTGGCTGGAGTAATCCCCCACCCGCTCCCCGGCGGTCCCGGTGTCCTGCAGGGCCAGGCGGACCAGGTCCACCGCGGCCAGCTCGCGGCCCTCCACGTCGACGATCGGCTCGTAGGCCACGACCACCCGCGGAGCCCAGTAGACCCCCACGCGGTACAGCCGGCGGGCGTCCGCACGTAGCTCGTAATCCGCCATGGTCAGCACCGTGCTCGCGGTCCCGCGGTACTCCGTCACGGAGGTGATGGAGTCCGCCGGCTGCCGCAGGCACACGTAGCGCCCGGGCAGCTCGGCCTCGAACTCGTCGACGGCCCCGGACTCCGGGCCCGCGGCGCGCAACACGTCGGCCTCTGCGGCGGACAGGATCCGCTGTAGGGGCTCGTTGGCGAGGTCGGTCTCGACGTGCGCCCGCAGTTCGGCGAGGGTCATCCGGTCCGGCCCCCTACACCTCGATGGCCGCCACGGTCAGGCCGTCCACATCCGACAGCGTGAAGCGCAGGTCCTGGTTGCTGTCGTTGAACACCGACGGCGGGAAGGGCCCGATCATCTTATCCCCCGTGGTGGCCGGCACGGTGACCGTGTTCTCCGCCACGGCCAGGCCGCTGACCTCCACAGGGGTCTGGATGGTGACCACACAGTCGACGGCCGCGGTCTTTTTGAAGTGCAGCATGATGCGCCCGTTGTTGCGCACCATGTAGGTGTTGGCGGCGCTCAGGGAGCCGGTGTAGGACGGGGTGATGCCCGCCTTCAGGGTCTTCTGGGGCTCGATTCTCACTTCGGCCATGGTCTACTCCTTCACTTTGCAGACGTGTGCAAAAACCTGCGCCCGGCTACCGGCGCCGGGACTGCGGCGGGAAGTGCGCGCCCTTGTCCTGCGGCTTCCCGGCCATCTTGTTCTCCGGCTCCGCGGCGGCCTTCTTCTCCCGCCCCTCGGCCTCCTTCTGGTAGCCGGCCTTCTTCAGGATCGCCACGATCAGCGCCTCCCTTCCGCCCTCCGGGACCGCCACCTGGAGCTTCTCGGCGATCTCGAGCAACTCATCGTTGGTGTGGGTGTCCAGGTCCTCCCCGGGCATCTGCGCCCTGCGGGGCTCCGCGGCGGCCTTCTTCGGATCGGCCTGGGGCGAGGTAGGCGGGGCCGCCGGCGGGGGCGCAGGGGCCTTCTGCTGCAGCAGGCCATACTTCCGGGCCTGTTCGTCGGGCACCTCGTCGCCCGGCTTGCAGAACAGGAAGCGGCCGTCCGGGTTGCTCTCCGGGACCACCTTCGCGCGATCCCAGGTCAGGTACAGTCTCTGCGTGGCCCTCATGCCACCCTCCTCGGGGAAATGGGGAGGGCCGAAGCCCTCCCCCGATCTTCACTTGTCGATGTAGGCCATCAGCAGGCCGTTGAGAAAGCCCGCGTTGGTGGCGTTGTTGATCGACAGGACCATCGGCTCGTCCATGTATTCGTGGACGATGCTGCACAGCCGGCCTTCGCCGAACTTGCTCTCCACGCCGGCCGCGAGAGTGAGCTTCTGGCTCTGGTTGTCCCCGACCACGCCGAGCACCATCACCTTCCCGCCGGCCAGGATGTCCTTGGCCAGGTTGTTGGTGCAGGTGATCACGCTGCCAGCCAGCGACGCGACCGTGTTGAACTCCCAGGTGCCGTCGGAGCACTGGTAGGCGATGATGTCCGAGGCCGCGGCCGCGTTGCCCGCCGGATCCTTCGGGGCGTCGGTGCAGGTGATGTCCTTCTGCGCTGCCGCGGCGGCGATGCTGGCCGTGTTGCGGCTGCCGGTGCCCTTGGCGTACATGAAGCTCGCCGTGTGCGCCGTGGCCGCCGCCAGATAGCGCATGTCCAGCAGCGCCAGCCGCGTCCCGTCTCTCCCGGGGATGTTCTCCGTGATGGCCGTGTTCGCGGCCTCGGTGTGGTAGTCGAAAGGCAGGAAGCCGAAAACGTATGCGGGAACGCTCATGGTTTTTTCTCCTTCCGTGAGCTGTAGACTCCCGGGGGCTCCAGGGCCCCCGGGGCTGAAACCTTCAGAAGCTACCTCGGCTCAGAACTCCGTGATGCTGTGGAATGCGGCCGCCCTCGTGCGCACCATCGCCCAGCGCCCGGTGGCCCGGATGGCCAGCTTGCCGTAGGCGAAGTACGTGTCGTGGGAGTCGCTGATCTCCAGCAAGATCCCCCGCTTCTCGTACAGCCGGCACCAGGTGGCAAAGTCCCCGCCCAGGACGGTATTCTGCGCGATGGCGTCGGTCGGTACCACCATCATGCCCCAGAGCCGATCGGGCCCCGGCTCGCTGGGGTTGCCCAGGATGTACAGGCCCTCCGTGGTCCGCTTCAGGCGCAGCTTGGAGCTCCACCAGTCGGAGGGATTCACGACCAGCGCGCCGGCGGTGGCCCGTCCGGTGACCTGGATGTTCTTCACCATCGTCGCCAGGGCGTCGAAGTGCTCGGTGCCCCCGCGCGCGAAGGTCTGCAGGCCGGTGTACAGCAGGCCGGCCAGGTTCGGCGGCGTGCCGTTGCCGTTGGCGATCTGGTAGTCCAGGCGCTCGCGCACCATGGACATGAGCTCGTTGTTGATCAGGCTCTCGATCTGGGGCACGTCCTCCAGTTGCTGCATGGTGACCGGCAGGATCGTGGCGATAAGCTGCACGGTCTGCGAGCGCTCGGTGTAGGCGATTGCCGCCTCGCCGAAGGCGCCCGTGCCTTCCGTCGCCTCCGCGGCGTTGTTGGTGCGGGTGGTCTGCTCCATGTAGACCACCGCGGCCTGGGTGGTGGGGCCCATGGGCACCAGATCCAGCAGCCGGGTCGGCCGCCGGACGTAGGGCACCACCTCGCCGGTGCGGATGGACTCCGGGGCGAAGCCCGCGGCGGTGGTCATGAGGGTCTTGAGGTCCATGTCCGCGCCGACGAGGACCTGGGGCACATGAGCCCGGCTGCCGGCCGCCTTGAAGATCGGCGACTCGGTGAACTGCTTGCCGACGGACAGGATCTGCCCCTGGCGCCCTTCGGGAAGGGGCAGCCCGGCGGGGGCGGACTTCTCCAGGAGCCGCTGCCGCTCCTTGGCCTCGGCCTCCATGTTCTCCAGGGCGACCATGCCGGCCAGCTCCTGGCCCAGGTCCTGCAGCTCCTTGTTCAGGCGCTTGATCTCCTCGACCCGCTCCTTCTGGTCTTTGCCGGTGAGCTCGGTCGACTTCATGAAGTCGTGCCCGTCGCCGGCCTCCTCGAAGGCCTTCATGATCTTGCGCTGCTTGACCTCGAACTCTTTCCGCTTCTCGATCAGTTTCGCTGAGGGCATTTTATGCTCTCCTTTCCGCGATGATGCGCTGGAAGCGCACGTACTCGGCGAATGCCGAGTCATGCTCCGCGCGGAGGCCCGCCAGCTCGGCAGCTGCCTTCGTCAGGACTTCCGACAGCTCCTGTGCTTTGCTCAACGTGCCTTCAGAAATGGTTCCACCCTCTGCTTGCCGCAGAGCCCCTAAGTCCTTCAACCGCTCCAGGAGCTCGGCCACCTTGGAGATCACGATCCCCACATGGTCGAGCATCTTGAGCTGCTGCGGTTTCCCTGCTTTTGCCTCCCGCCAGATGCGGTGACAGATAGCCGCCGCCTGGTCCGCGTCCCGCCCCTCGTCCACGTAGAAGGCGATGCACCGGCTGACGAACTCCTGCTCGGTCTCGCTCTCGCCAGGTGTCACGGTCTTGCCGCTCTTGATGTCCAGCAGGCGCGTGTTGACGCCGGCGCCCATGAGCACGGGGGACACTTCCGGCACCCTGATCTTCTTCAGGACCCGGACCCGGTGCCCGTTCTCATCCCGGGTGAACGACTCCACTTCCGGAAGCGCGTAGCTGAACTCCTGCACGCGGCCCTTGGCGTGGATGTAGCGCATCTTCTTGTAGGTGGCCACCGCGGCCGGATCGTCCATGTCGAACTCGCCCTCGATGAGGGCGTCGTTGCCCTGTTCGAAGATCCGGCCCACGCCGATCGGGAGAGCCGCCACGCCACGGTCCCAGGAGCCGTGGTTGTACTGGCTGATCAAGACCTTCTGCTCGCCGAACGCCCCGGGCAGGGTCACGTCGCCCTGTGAGTCCTCTACGTTCAGGGTGGCGAATACGGCCCGGAAGGTGCCCGCCTCGTTGATCGCCAGATCCTTGAGCCGGTAGATCTTCACCTGCGGTTCCATGCGCTACCTCCTGGCCGTCGTGGGCAGCCTGTGCCCGTTCCCGCCGGCGGCCTTGTCGCCGATGACGGGGGCAAACGAGCGCGTCCCGTTGGGATGCTCGCTCTCCGCCAGCCGGCGCGCCTCCTCGATGCTGACCACCTGGCCGTTGAGCTGTTCGCACTCCTCGTCGGTGGGCCCCAGCTGGGCATCGATCACCAGGATCCCGGTAATGTCCTCGGACTCCGCGTAGGCCTCCAGGCTGGAGCGGTTCTGCGCGTACTTCGTCTCGGTGCGCCCGATGACTACCGAGCGCACTTCCGAGCTGGACCACGGCCCGGCAGGCACCAGCTCCCGGATCCGGCGGGCAGCCTCGTAGGCGCCCTCGCCGGCTTCGCGTGCCTGGCGCAGCGCGCTAAAGACCGCGTCGTGCGTCTGCCTGTCGAAGTCCACCAGCCCCTTGCGGATCCCGCCGGAGGCCACGATCCGGGCCTCGGCCGGCGCGGAGAGCTCCAGGCCCAGCCCGAAGATCAGGTTGATGTCGTTCAGGGTGCGGCGGGCCACCATGAGGAAGTGCCGGCCGTAGTCGATCTTGCGGGCCAGGGTCACGCGCTCGGCGACCAGGCCCGCGTAGATCTCCAGCTCGTCGATGTCCTTGAGGGCCGCGCGCAGGCCCAGCGTCTCGATGCCGCGATCACCGGCCACCGCGCGCCAGGCCGCGGCGGCCTCCTCCCCCGCGGCCTCGAAGAGCCGGCGCAGGGCGGAGGCCTGCACCTCAGAGAGCACCAGCCAGGCCCGCTGCAACTGCGCATGGAAGCGCTGCTCGCGGCTGGCCGCCTTCAGGCCCTTCAGCCCGGGCAGGCGAGCCGCCAGCGTCATGCTGCCAGGATCGAAGACCTGGCCCTTCGGGACCAGGATCGTGCCCATGCTCTGCGCGTAGACCTCGTCCTCCGGCCCGAACTCCTCGCCGATGCGCCGGCGGCCCTCACTGCGCAGGATCAGCCCGCCCTGGAAGGCGCGCACCGCGCGGTCCACCTTGGCGCCCTCGTCCTCCTGCAGGACCCGCACCGCAGACAGATCATGCAGGAGCCGGTAGTCCTCCGGGCGCTCCTCGAAGTCTGGCAGGAGCTGCGCTTCCAGCTCTTCGGCAACCAGGTCCTGCAGCGGGATGATGCAGTCCTCGTAGGCCATGCGCCGCTGCTCGAGCATCGTGGCGCCCACCTTGGTCTGCTGCAGGCCGGTGCCGAAGCCCACAACGGAGGCGGGGATCCCCAGCATCGCGGTGACCCGCTCCTCGGGCACGTCGCGCAGCGCGGAGATGTCCAGGTCCTTCGGGCTGAAGCCGAAGGGGGTCACCTTGATGTGGCCCTGCTTGATCACCAGGGGGGCGCCGCGGCTGTCTCCGGAAACCTTCTGACCCCACTCCTCTTTGAGGATCTTCGCGTCCTCCTCGGAGATCTCCTCCTCGGCGCTCTCCGGCCCGATGATCGCCCCGGGGACGCCGGCGTTTCGCAGCACGCTGGCGGTGTAGTTGGCCGCCTCGTCGTCGGTGAAGATCTCCCGCAGCAGGGCCGTCAGGGGCCCGTAGCCCTTGCGCACGTTGCGCGGATCCAGGCCAAGCCGGATGTGGACCACGTCCTCCGGCAGCAGGTGGATGTCGCGGCCCCCGGGGCGGTAGCGGTAGTAGTCGATGTACACGTCCCCCTGGTAGGGCCAGTGCGGCTCCATCAGGAAGTGCGGGATGTACCACAACTGCACGGGCTTCAGCTGGCGGTTGCGCACCTTCACCAGATAGCCGTTGCCGTCCAGGTTCAGCGAGACGCCCAGGGCCCAGCGCATCGTGCGGCCGCTGTAGAAAGGGTTGGGCTTGCGCAGCAGGCGGACCAGGTCGTGGTCGGCGTCTGGAGGATCCTTGCCCTTGGCGATCAGGATCGGGCTCTCGCTCATGCGCCGGGAGATCCAGTTCACTGGCGCCATGATGACCGCGGAGCCCAGGCCGTCGCCGCCCTTCAGCTCGTAGTCGTAGCGGCTGCCGGGCTGCTGCCGGCCCCACAGGCTGGGCTGCCCGAAGATGATCTGCAGGGCCTTGCGGGCCGCCAGGCCGATCCGACGCAGCAGAGGCAGGCGCGTCACGTGGCCACCTTGATCTGCCGCTTGCGGGTCAGCATCTCGTAGCCGGTGACCATGGCCGCGACCTGGTCGTCATGGGCCCCGCGCGGGTACTCGGCGAGCTCGCTGATGAAGTCCTGGTTCCAGCCTCCGCGCAGCAGGTGCACGTGGCCGGCCTCGAAGATCGGTTCCAGCGGGGCCACGCGGACCAGCAGGTCGCCGGGTGGGGTGACGGCCTCCACGATGCGCAGGCCCCGCAGAACCTCCTTCGTCCGCTCCACGGTGTCCTTGTAGCCGGCTACCGACTCCTCGCCGATCCGCACCTGGGGGCCGTCCAGCATGGCGTGCAGCTTGATGCGCCGATCGCGCTCCGGGGCGGCCCAGCGCCCGCGCACGTCATCCGCGAACCACAGGTGCGGCAGCTTCGCCTGCAGCTCCGGATGCACGCGCCACTCCAGCGCCATCTTGAGGCCCACGGTATAGTCCGGGTCCGGCTTGGAGATCTGCTTCTCGGTGGACGCTAAATCCCAGGCGCGCACCCAGCGCAGCACCAGCTCGGCGGGCAGCTCGTCGTGCACCTGGATCCGATCAGTCTTCAGGATGTTGCCTGTGCGGGTGACCGGCTCGCACTGCATCAGGCCGGCCGCGGCGTAGGCGCCCAGGAAGGCAGAGCGGGCCCGATACCAGGCCGCGGAGAAGCGCTCCGGGAACAGGTAGCCTTCCCCGCCGTAGGCCTCGTCCTGGGCGGGGAAGCGGATGAACTCGAACCGCGGGAAGTCCGGATCCTCGGCCATGGCCTTCTTGATCCGGCCGATGATGTCGTCGGTGTGCCAGGGGCTGGCGACCACGAGGGTGATGGACACCGGCGCCGCCCGGGTGAGGAAGCTCTCGGTGAAGCTGTTCCAGTTGGACTCCCGCACCGCCGGGCTCTCGGCGTCCTTGCGGTCCTTGTGGTAGTCGTCGACGATTCCCAGCGCGTAGCCGCGGCCGGTGAGCGTGCCGCCCAGGCCGGCGCCGCTGAAGCTGCCCAGCCGGTCGCGCAGCTCCCAGTGGTGGACCGCGGCCGACTCATCAGAGATCTGCACCTCCGGGAACAGCTCCTCATACCGCGGGCTGCGCAGCAGCGTGCGGCCGAAGCGGGAGAAGCCGTCCGCCAGGTCCTGGCCGTAGGTGACCAGCAGCACCTCTTCGTCGGGAAACAGGCCCAGGAAGTGCGGCGGGAGGAATCGGCTGACGATCTCGCTCTTGCCATGCCGGAAGGGGACGGTGACGACCAGGTAGGTGGACTGGCCGGCCCTAAAGTCCGCGATGGCCCGGTCGAGCCGCTCGCAGATCGCGCTGGTGTGCCGGCCCACGGCCATCGGGGAGGGCCGCTGCCAGCAGTACTGCATGAAGCGCAGGTGGTGCCGGCGGGCCTGCTCGCGCTCGATCGCCTCCGGCGGGATCCGGCCGGCGAGCGGCTCAGTTGTTGCTGGCGATGGTGCGCCGGGTGAGATGCTCGAGCTGATCCAGCTCGGCGTCGCTGAGCCGGCTGAGGTCTGGTTCTCCACGGACCTTGATTTCCCCGCCGTGCTGGATGTTGAGCACGTGCTTGTACAGGCCCTCCAGTTCCATGACCCGAGTGCGGATGGCCAGGATGCGCTCGGAGAGCAGGGCCATGATGCGAATAGAGCTGCGCCCGCCGGACTCCTTTTTCTCGCGCAGCAGCCGGCGGTAGCGGCGGTCCATGGCTCCGAAGGCCCGCTCCAGGCGGTGCAGCAGGGCCCCGAGCTCGGCGAGGTGGTTGCGCAGCTTGTCCTTGGAGTCCAGGAGGTGCAGGCCGCGATCGCGAGCCCAGTGCACAGCACGATGAGCAGTGACCGCAGCAACGCCCAGCCGGCGCGCCGTTTCCTCTGCGCTCTGGCCGGTGCGGATGATCTCAGCATAGATCTCGATGTAGCGCCGCTCGGTCGCGGTCTGCACACGCTCCGTCCCCTCCCCGCCGCGAAACGATTAGGAGGTCGCGGGCTGGGGCGGGATCAGGCTGAGGAAGTACTGCGCGATCGCCGTGACCAGCGGCGCGATCACCACCCAGAACTGATTGCCCGGGCTGAACTGATCGACCACCAGCTGCACCAGGGACACCACCAGAAGCAGGCCCTTGCCGACGATGCCCTGCCAGGCCTCTCCGGGGAGCAGCCCGATGACGAACTGCGCGACCCAGGTGACCCCGGGCATGAGGATCGCCCAGAGCGGGCCCAGGACCGCCCCGCCCGGGTCGATGACCATGCCGAACAGGTCGACCACGGCTCCCGCCACGGCCACGGCCAGCAGCAGGAACTTCCCGATGACCTTCTGCCACGTCCAGGATTTCATTCGTTCCCCTCCCTGCGCCTTCAAGGCGCGGCCAAAAAAAACGCGGGCAGCCGCCGATGCAGCTCCCCGGCCGGCCTTAACGGCTGAGGAGTCACATGGGCGGCTGCCCGCTCTCTGTTACGCCGAATCTAATGCACGGATGGCGAGCTGTCAATAGGCTGCGTTGCACACGTCTGCAATTTCTTCAGCCCCGCCTCCAGCTCGGCCAGGCTGTGCACCACCAGGATCGCCGCGCCGGCGGCAACGAGCTCCTCGTGCGCGCGCAGCTGCAACGGGCCCGGCTGCTCCCCGCGGCGCTTGACCTCGATGCCCAGGAAGCGGCCGCGGTAGCAGGCGATGATGTCCGGCCAGCCCGGCGTGCCGAGGTTGAGCCAGGAGCCGCCCACGCGCACGTGGCCGGCCTGGTTGCGGGTGGCCGGGATCCGGCGCAGCCGCAGGAAGTCCAGGACCTGGCGCTGCAGGTCCGCCTCTGAGACGGCGAAGTAAGCGCTCCGGAGATCCCAGACCGTAGTGGGGCGGCTCACTCCACCGGCACCTCAATGAATCTGTCACTGAGGTCCCCATCGCTCTCGACGGTCAAGCCAGGTTGAGGCCTGTAGTATTTGCCCGTCTCCGGATCCTGGAAGTGCGAGTAGCGCTCACCCGGCTTCAGGTTCACGCTCTTCTCGTCGACCACAAACTCAACCGCTACCAGTTTCTTCATGCTCCCTCCTCCTCCTCGACGTCGATCCGCCTGACTGGCGGCTTCTTGAACTGCGCTCGCGCGGGACAGCCCACCCAGTGCGGCACGCCGTCCCACTCCACCGGCATCCAGGCGCCGGTCTTCGTGCGGACGAAGTGGATCGTCTTCCCGCAGGCCTTGCACGGCCGCCCCGGGTCGCCCGCCGGCACGTCGTAGAGCGGGCCCGCGTAGGGCGCGCTCACGCCTTCTCCCCTTGGCGGCGGGGTGGGTGGGGCTTCTTGGGAGCCTGCCGTTCCCATTCTCGCCCTATCATGATTCCGATGAACACAAGCAGCAGGCAGAGCAAATAGCGTATTATCTCAACAAGGCTCACGCCCCCTCCTTCCCCGGCCCCGGCGCGAGGGTCTCGGTAGCGCACACATCCAGCGCGAAGCGGGCGCCCATGGCTGCGATCTGGATTGCCTCTTTTCGCATCCGTCCAATATCCGGTATCTGCGCCTTCACCTCGGACCACAACTCGTCAAGTTCCTCCAAAATTACGGCATAGCCCTCATGGGCGCCATGCATCGGAGCGTGTTTGTTGCGGGCGCGCAACAACTCAGCGGTCACAGCGGCAATAACCTCATCCACGGTCACGGCTCACTCCTTCCCTTCGGCCAGCAGGCGCTCGACTCGCGCCCGTAGCCGCCCCTCGAAGCCGCAGGCGTTGATAGCTTCGTCGATTGCGGCGGCCATGCAGTCCTCCACGCCTCGGCGGTACTCCCCCGCCCCCGAAGCCCGCAGCTTGCGGCGCAGCATCTCCAGCTCCTCGCGGTCGGCTTTCCAGGCGGCGAGGCTCTCAGCGTCCAGACCCGCCCCCGGCTCCCGCGTGGGATATAGTGCCAATCCAAGCGGCGGGCTATCGGGATCAAGTTGGATTGCCCCCGGCTCCCCGGCCTCTGACTCGGCGCGGGCGATCAGGTCTGCTGCCCGGGTCTTTCCCTCGCGTAGATGAGCACAGGCCCCACAATAACAACTGGAGACGCACTCACCATGTTGCCCCTTTGCCCAGCCGTAGATATCACGCAGCGCCTCCACCAGCTCCCGCAGCAGGTCGGGGCGGGCGCGGCGCTCGGCCTTGGCGGGCGCAGATGGGCGCTCGTAGTCCTGCACGATCCGCTCGAAGCGGTCCGGGTCCACGCCGAAGGCGCGGCCTAATGCACGAAGCATGTTCATCGCAGCAGCTCCCGGGGATCCCGCGCCAGCACCGGCCCCAACGGCCGCTCGAAGAAGAGCAGCGGCGAGACGACCAGCTCGAAGTGCAGATGCGGACCCGTCGCGTCCCCCGTGGCGCCCTGCCGGCCGATGACCTGGCCTGCCAGCACCCGCTGCCCGGTATGCACGTAGGTCCGGTCCATGTGGCCGTACAGCGTGAAGATCCCCTCGCCGTGGTCCAGCACGATGTAGCCGCCCATGACGGGGTGGCCGGCGAAGTACCTGCCTGGCCGCCCCGGTACGGGGGTGCCTGGGGCCGGCCAGTGTTCGACCACCACTCCGCTGCCGGCGGCCAGGATGGCACAGCCCGCGGGCCCGACCAGGTCCACGCCACGGTGCAGCTTCTCCTCGCCGCCGCCAAGCGGCTTCACCCGGTAGCCCACGCCGGAGCTGATCGCGTACTGGGCCATCGGCGGCTGCAGCGGGTACACCAGCGCCGCGGCGGCGATCAGCCCGATCACCACCAGCACCACGATCATCAGCAGGCGGCCCTGCTCCATCGGTCTGCTCATGGTCATCCTCCTCGCGTTTCGGTTTCCGGCGGTTCCGCGCCGGCCTGCGCCGGCGGGTCCTCCGGCGTGACATCGCGCGCCGGCGGCCCTGTGGCCACGCGGTGGCCGCCAGGTTTCCAGGGCATCGCGGCAAGAAGCCGCGCGACCTCCGCCGGGTTGTCCGGCTCCGGAGGCCCCTCGGGTGGCGCGGGAGCTGGCGGCCGCCGTCCCGTGGCGGTGCGCAGCGCGCCCTCCTGGCGCCAAGCAGCCAGCCAGTCCGACAGCCCCACCACCGACAGCAGGTAGCCGGCCGGGTTGGCGATCGGCTTGCCGTTGGCCCGCACGCGGATCCGCTCCAGCGCCCAGTCCAGGTAGGCCAGGTCCTCGCAGCCGGCGGTCTGCAGGGCCTGCGCTACCTGGCCAGCTCCGGCATCGTCCAGCGTCACGTCCAGGGCGGCGAAGGCCAGCCGCTCTTGGATCTGGGCAGGGGAAAAGGGCGAGCAGGCGGCGGCAACGGGCGCCGGCGCAGCCGGTGCTTGCTCTGCTCTGCTCTGCTCTAGTCTAGTCTGCTCTAGTCTGCTCTGCTCTCCGGTAAAACTACCGCCAACCGCACCGGCCGGGCCGGTGGTTTTACCGGTAGACTCGCCGGCGCCGGCGGTGGTAGTGAACCGGCCGCCACGGCGGGGTTGCTGGGAGGCTCCCTCGCGCGCTTTCTCCCGGTTCGCCTTGACCCTGGCGTAATCCTCCTGGGTGCGGTCGGTGCTGAGAACTCCGTCGAGCATGTTCACCAAACCGCACTGGTCGGGATCGGAGAGAAATGCCAGGAAGGCCTCGAACTCGTCCAGTGACAAGCCGAGCCGGGAAGCGGTACTGCTCCGAATCAAAGGACGCGAGAGATCGAGGCGGCACTCTTCTGCCGCGGCGATCATTTCGTTCAGCGCCCAGAAGCGGCCGTATCCTTCCCATCCGTAGCGCGCCCGGAGCGCCCCGAGTTTCGGGTGCGCCCAGGCGTCGTTGTCGTGGCTGAAGCGCGGCAGATTGTTCTTCAATCGGGCACCTCGAAGTAGTCGCAGATACCGTTCAGGCGGACCCAGGGCTCCTCCGGGAGCACTCGATGCTTCAGCTCGCAGAAGCCGAAGCCGGGCTTGCGGTTCCACTGGCTGCACCACCGGCAGCGGATGCAGAAGCGGTGGCCCTCGGAGGCCTCCATGCGGTAGTTGCCGGCGCGCCAGTCGATGCGGCCGCCGAGATCGAAGAGGGTGAGCTGCGCCATCAGTCCGAACCTCCGGCGGCAGCAACGGCAGGCAGCCCCCGAAAGGCGCGCATGTAGCGCTTGTGCGCTTCATTTTCGCGCCGGCTGGACCACTCCAGGTTGCTGGCGGCGTTATGGAGCGTGTTGGTGTCCCAGTGGTTGACCTCGCGCTGCCCGGGCTCCGGTGGTGGAAGGAAGGCCGCGGCGACCAGGCGGTGGACGGAGAAATGCCGGCGGCGATTCCAGCGCCACAGATCCACGCGCAGGTATTCTCCGTTGCGCTTCTTGACCAGCTCCTGGGCTACCAGGCGCCGGCCGCCGTCCGGCAGGATCCGGCGCACGCGTCCCTGGTCGCTGACCTCGTAGGAGTATCCGTCGATGGGCTTCCAGTTCTCCGTCAAAGCTCCCCTCCCCGGGTGGAATCGAAGAAGGCCGGCGCCGCGATCTGGATGGGCGCCGGCCCGAGCCCGCCGCCTCTTTATGGCGGGCCCTTGCTGCGAGGACCCTTGCCGTTTCCTTCCCGCGCACCTCCTTTCTTCCCCTCCGCCGGGGCCAGTAGACGCTTCAGGTAGCGCACCACGCGGGCCTTCGTGGTCTTGCAGCTGCAGACCACGATGATGTTCGGGCCCCGCGTGACGATGATCTCAAAGCCGTTGCTGGGCGTGCGGCCGCCACGGTGGTAGGTGCTGCGGCGCGGCTGGGCCTGGCGCTTCTCCAGCTTGGCCTTCAGCGCAAACAGCTCCTCCGCATTGAGCGCCTCCAGGTGCTTCTTCTTGAGGCCCTGCGTGGCCAGCCACTCGTATGTCTGCAGCAGGCTGCGCTGATAGCTCAGGTAGCCCGGGCGCTTGCCCAGCATCTGGTCGACCAGCCGATCGGTGAGCCCGGGGCGCTGGTGCTTGAGCTCATCAGCGGCCTTCACGATCTCCTCCGCGGACAGCTGCTTGCGGACCATGTTCTCCTGCAGCTTGATCAGCGGGATGTCGCGTTCCGGGATGTCGTCCAGGATCCGCGCGGCGATGCTGTACTCTCCGGCCATCTGGGCCGCGCGGAAGCGGCGGTGACCCCAGACCAGCTCGTAGCCGCGTTCCCCGCGCGGGAACACGCCGATGGGCTGCAGCTGGGTGAAGCGCTCCACGCTGCCGATCAGCTCGCCCAGCTCCTCATCGGTTTCAAAGCGCACGTTCTTGGTGATGAAGATCTTCACCAGGGGGATATCGCGGACGTTCATCAGAAGTCCCCCACTGGCCAGCACTGGGCTTCGTAGATCCAGCAATCCCACGACCCGTCAAAGAGATCGTCTGCCAGCATCATCAGGGTCCTTTCTCCACGGGGCGACGCAGGTGGTCGTCCACCAGGTGGGGCTTGCCCGTCAGGCGGCCGCGGCGCAGGTAGTGCTTCACGGGCACGGCGAGGAGCTGCGCTCGCCGGCGGATCTCCGCGAGGCTGCGGCGGAGCACCAGGGCCTCGTTTATCTTGAGCAGCACCGCGAGCTCTGCCTCCGCAGCGTCCAGCTCTCGCAGGCGCTTGAGCTTGCGCCGCATGCCCATGACCGCGGGTTGGCTGCGTCCAAGGCGGAGGGCGATAGATCTGGCCGGCAGCTTCTCCGTCCAGGCCAGGAAGCAGGAGATCTCCTTCGGGCTCCAGGCGGGACCGCTCATACGAACAGCTCCTCGCTGGCCCGCAGCTCTCCGCGTCCCTGGATCAGCTCCAGGGTGCGCAGCTTGCCGACCGCGTTGGCGAACCCGCCACCGGATGGCTCGTAGCCCGTAGCCGCGCCGAGATCCTCCCTGGAGGCTGCCCCCGGGTAGATCTCCGCCAGGTGCTGCAAGATCAGCCGCTCCGCGCGGCCCAGCTGCCGCAGCCAGTGCTCGAGGAGCTCTCGTCCCACCGGCAGGGGCTCGAAAGTGCCCAGGGCGGCCAGCCCTTCGGCCGTGATGCGCAGCGTGTCCCGGCCCTCGATGTAGCCCAGCGAGCGCAGCCGGCCCAGGTAGTTGGCGAAGGCCCCGCCCCTGACCGCGTAGGCGGTCATGACGGCCACCTGGCGCTTCGTGAGGCCCCTGGCATGCTGGGCCACCACGGCCACGATCTTGCCCTCTTTGGTGGTAGTGAATCCTTGGGACTGCGAGGTCCAGCGCACCAGATCCCCAACGCGGAACATCGGCTCGAGCAGCTTTTTCATGATTCCCTCCCGGAAGGCTCTTCGAAATCTGGCTTCCAGTCCGCCATCTTCGCCATGACCAGGGCCTCCTTGGCGCCGTTGACGAAGCGGACCGCCGCCAGCTTCTCGTAGATCTGCACCTCCCACTCGAAGCCGCGCAGGTCCTCCAGGTAGTCCAGGTCGAGGGTGAGCTGTTCGGGTAGGGCCCGGACCAGGTAAGTATAGGGCGCGCTAAGATTGGTCTTCCGAGGCAGCCAGAGGTTCAGGCTGAAACAGCGCAAGGGAGCCTCGTCGATGTGCAGGACTCTCTTCCAGTCGATCCCGCGCTCGTCGTCTTCTTTTCGCGCGAGCACGGCGATTGTGCTGGTGAGCTGCTCCACGGTCCAGTCCCCTGGAGGGATGAGGTCCTGCCGGCAGTGGTAGGCGTGGATCCGCCGGCCGTCGGTGGACATGATCGCCTCCGGCTCCACGCGAAGCACCCGGTGGAAGTACTTCCGCTCGTTGGCGTTCCCCTTCCAGGATGCCCGGTAGACCCAGCTCACGGCTGTGAAGAAGCCACCAGCGGTGTGCATCCGTAGGACCTGGTAGACCGTGGGGTCCTTTTTCTCTACCGTGACATCGTCGATTCGCGCTGCAACTACCGCCATCAGCTCTTCCCTCCTTCCTCTCCATCGTACTTGGCGATCAGCTCCGGGGTGACCGTGATCTTCTCTATCTCGTCCACCCGGAAGAAGCTGACCGAGACCTTCTCGTCCAGGAACGAGCAGATCTGCTTGTCCAGCTCCTCGATCTCCTCTTTCCCGAGATCCGGCCAGGACTCGCAGGCCTCGCCCACTTGGTCGTAGGCCTGCTCGCCCATCTCTTCCAGAAGCCGGTCGATATCGAAGAAGTCGGAGGCCTTGCACTCCAGGGCCTGGCCGATATAGAAGACCTCGCCGGGCTCCCGCCCATTCCCGAAGATCTCCTCCCGCATGGCCTCCTCGCGCGTCGGGAAAGTGCCCGAGAACGATTCCCCGTTGCTGCTGGTGCAGTACTCCATGACCATCCTCCCGTTATGCGGGCAGGCCAGGCTCGCGCACGGCGCTCAAGAGATCATTCTCCTGTGCACCTGGCCCGAGTGCTGGCGGCCCGCGTAATGCAGGAACAACTCCATCATCCGCCCGTCGCACTGCGGGCAGCGCTCCTGCGTAATGCGCACGCCGACCTGCTCGCCGTTCAGGCTGTGAACGTCCAGGTCCTGGATGTAGGCGCAGCTGCCTCGGCAGCGCGTCTGGAAAACGGGAAGGGTGTTCGCTGCTTGCTTCATGTGCACCTCCAGGAAGGGGCCGGCAGGACTCGAACCTGCACGCCGACGGCAGGCGTCTTCAACCGCCGGCAGGGGGCCTGCCCCGCGTCTGCCAGTTTCGCCACGGCCCCGAAAAAGCGCCGGCCCCGCGGCGTCGACACCACGGGACCGGCAGGAGGGAATGCTCGTCGCGCCACGAAGAGCTGACCGGGGGCCAGAACCCCGCGCCCCTCCGCCGGCATCGACGTAGTAGCTCTCGCGACGCGATCCCCGCGCTCGGAAGCACGGCTCCCTCCGGTAACGGATGCGCCGCAGATCGACGCGATGAGCGACTCCTGGCTCAGCACGCCGAACACGATCTCATGGGTCAAGATCGCCCCCTCCTATCTCGCTGCCTCGACTTCGACGTCGGACACGGCCGCGGCCGCCAGGTATTCCATGCGGATGCGCTGCGGGATCTGCTCCTGCGCCTCCGGGCTGTGGGTGATGACGATGGTGTGCCGGCGGCCGGCCTCCAGGTGCGCTGCCTCCAGCATGCGGAAGTAGGCCAACCGGGCCTCCGGGTCCAGGGCCCCGTCTGCCTCATCCTGGAAGCAGGTCAGGAAGCGCTGCCCCGTGCTGCGGTCGCGGATGATGCCGAAGGCGTCATAGATGGCGCGCTTGATCCAGACTGCCTCCCCGCCGGAGAGCGTCTCCAGGAGCTGCTCGCTGCCGTGCTCGCTGTCCAGGATCCAGATCTGGAAATCCTCGATTTGCCTCTTCTTCGAGCCGGCCCCGCCGATCCGGGTGGTCCGAAACTCCACGGAGAAGCGGCTGCCGTAAGCCGCGGACAGCAGGCGGTTGGCGACCTCAGCGATACCCGGGCCCATGGCGTCCAGCTCCAGCGCCTGGATCCCGTCGGGGCCCGTGGCCCGCTCCAGGTAGCGCCAGTCCGCGGCGTCCTGCTGCTTGCCCTCTACCTGCTGCTGCAGCGTCTCCAGCTCCTGGGCGACCTGGTCGAGCTCCGCGAGCTGGATCTTCAGAGATCTCACGACGGCCTCCAGCGTCTTTACCAGGTCCCGGCAGGTACGGTACTCCGCCTCCAGGTCGGCCAGCTCCTTCTGCCCCGCCGCGAAGGCCTCCTCCAGCTCCGGGCCCAGCAGCTTTCCGGCGAGTTCGTCGTGCTGCGTCCCCAGCTCGGCCAGCTCCTGCGTGATTTGCGCCTTGCGCCGCTCGCCCTCCTGGATGTGCACCGCGGCCTCATCAGCCGCGCGGACTAGGCTGCGCTGGATGTGCTCGCCGCAGTCCTTCAGCTTCGCGGCGATCTCCCGCAGCCGGCTGTCGTCGAAGGTGGGCAGCTCCGGCTCCACCGGGATGATGATTTCCGCTACCGCCGCCTTACAGGCCTCGATCGCGAGCTGCTTCGCCTCGATCTGCTTGTCCGCCTCGAAGGCGATCTCCTGCTGCGCCGCGATCTTGGCCCTCACCGTGTCCGCGTCCGGATGGAACTTGTGCTCGCACTTCGGGCAGGTGATCGTGGTGGAGAGCTCCACCTCCAGCTCGTCTACCCGAGCGATTGCCGCCTTCTTTTGCTGATCCAGGAGCGCCACCTCGCGGTCCAGCGCCGCCTGGGCTGCCTCGATCTTGCGCACTGCATCCTCAGCAGCTCGGTTCTTGTCCAGGTAGTCTCGCTGCAGCTGCTCTCGCTGCTGGAGGACCTCGGTTTGCTTTCCACGGAGATCTCCCTCCTCGGCCTTCAGGGCCTCGATCTCGGCCAGGGCGGCCTCGGCCGCCGGCCGGCCGGCCAGGGCGGCCTGGTAGGTCGTGCGCGCGGCCTCGACGTGGTCGACCTCCGCGCGCAGCTTCTCCTGCCGGTTCTCGCTTTCCCGGATGCGCTGCTCGATCTCCCGGTTGCGCTCCACCTTGCCGCGCAGCTCCTCGACGCTGGCCGTGGCGCTCTTGCCCCGGGATTCCAGGCCCAGCAGCTCCGTGCTCTTGGCCTGCAGCTCCTGCCGGCGTAGCGCCAGGTCTGCCGCCAAGCTCTCCCGGCCGGCGAGCTGGCCCTGCATCGCTTCGATGCGCCCGGCGTCCCGTTCCGTCTCCGCCTCCAGGACCTTGGCCTTCTCCCGGGCGGCCTCGCTGTAGGCTTGCAAGTAGTCCAGGCCGGCCAGCTCGCGGAACAGCGCCTTCTTCTCTCCCTTTGTGGCGTCGGTCAGGTCCGGGTGGCCCTTTGGCGGCTTCTGGCTGACGAACGCGCTACGCACGAACAGGGACAGGCTGCCGAACAACCGCTCGATGGCCTGCTCGTAGTCCGCCTTGCGGCCATTGGTGAGCGGCTGCCCCTCGCGGAACAGGTGGTACTCGGCCCGGCCGCTGGCGTTGGCCCCATCGATCTGGATCAGGGCCCGGTACTGCGCCCCGGTGCGCTCGTCGGTGAAGTACAGCTCCCGGATGGAATCCTTCAGCCGAAAGTGCTCCTGCAGCGTGCCGGCGCGAGTGAGCATCTCCGGGTAGGGGTGCATGTTCTCGATCAGGGTCGTCTTCCCGCGGCCGTTGGCGCCCACCAGGGCGATCAGGCCGGCGTCGTAGGCGGTCAGGTCCAGGTCGATCTCGTCCAGCCCCAGGCCCTTCCACACGCCGATCGCCCCGCGCAGCCGCAGCCGGTCGATGCGCACGTGCAGGCCCTCCGAGGCCCGGCCCAGGGCCCGGACCTCGGACTCCAGGAAGGCAGCCTTCATCAGCTGCGGCTCGGTCAGAGCCTCCCCGCTGTTCAGGGCGTACACCGCCAGCTTGTCGGGCAGCCCGCGGGCCTCCGCGATCGCGCCGGCGCGCACCGTCTCCGTGGGGATGATCTCGACCGTCGCCCGGGAGCCCTCCAACGCGCCCGCCTCCATCAGCAGGGGCAATACCGTGTCGTTGTTGAAGGGCACGTCCTTGGGCACGCGGTGGACCACCCAGACCTGGAAGCCGCGGACTTCCTCATCCAGGATGTCCTCGGTGAGCTCCTTGACCAGCTTCCGCCGCGGCGGGTGTGGGAAGGGGATGCGCATGATCATGAGAGGGGAACCGCTCGGCCAGATTTCGACCTGGTTGAAGCCCTTCTGGTCGACCTCGCCCCAGTTCACCGGGTAGGCGCTGCCGGGATAGTAGGCCTGCAGTCCCCCGACCTGCTGCGCCAGGTGGATGTGCCCCAGCGCGTAGTAGTCCGCGCCCACCAGCGTCAGGTCCTCGCGCCCGATGGCCAGCTCCCCAGGGCGCAGAGTCTGGCCGTTGCACAGGCTTGCGCCCTCCACCGCCCCGTGGTAGACCATGAGGCAAGGAAGCGCGGCGTACTGCTTGCGGATGGCCCCCAAGCCCAGCAGCAGCTGCCGCATTCCATCCTTGACGGCCTGGGTTGCCTCGTCGCGGCCCAGGCCCTCTTTATCCCGGAGAAACCACTCCTTCGACGGTTCAGGGCAGCCAAGGATCAGCAGACGGGCGCCGGCATCTCCGCCAACATCTCCGTCCGGACCAAGAAAACTGGATTCCCTCGGGCCGAGTAGGGTGAAGCGGAACCTGGCCTTGATCTCCTGCAGGGCCTCATAGCACCCGTCGATGTCGTGGGTGGGGGTGCCCCGGACCGCGACGATTGGCGCCAGATCCAGCATGCGCTGGAGGATCGCTACCAGCCGGGGGAAGCCGGCAGCGGCCGTGTTGGCCACGGCGCGGCCGAACAGGTCCCCGGCGATCGCCCACAGGTCCACGCCGTCATCGCGGCCGTGGGCGTAGAGCGCCTCCAGGGAGGCCAGCGCCTGCTCCTGGTGCTCGCGCTCGAAGTGCACGTCGGCGGTGTGCAGGATGCGCAGCGCGTTCACTTCGCACCTCCCGCGGCCGCGGCCGCCGGCGTCTTCTTCCGCTGCTGGTACTCGTTGCAGCGCCGGATCATATCCTGCAGGGCCTCCAGGGTAGCGCCCTCGTTGCCGAGCAGCTCCCGGATCAGCTGCTTTGCGGAGGGCTTGAGGATCTCCGACAGCAGCCACTCCTGCAGCGTGTGGCGGGCTTCTTCCTTCGGGTCGGCTTCCGGCTGCGCCGCGGCCGGCTGCTTCCCGGCGGCGGCGTTCTCCTCGAAGGGGTCGTCGTCCACGGGCTCCGCGGCCCCCGGCGGCTGCTCCCGGACCTGGTCCGCGGGGATCTCCAGGACCTCCGCACTGATGGCCGGCCGCGGGGTGACATCCCGCTCCGCCCCGGGGCCGAAGATGGAGCTGACGGCTCCGGTCATGCGCTGGATGGCAGCTTGGCGGGCCGACGGGTCGGCGAGCATCTTGTTGACGTCGGGGAGGACCCGCGGGAAGGCGAAGGGCTTGGCCAGCTCGGCGTCGGTGTAGCTGGTCTTCAAGGCCAGCAGGGCCCGGATGCAGCGTTCCTTCGCGCCGGTCATGGCCCGCTCGTCCTTGAACTTCCGATAGGAGATCATGGCCTTGCGGACCTCGCGATCGATCCAGTCCGCCTTCTCCTGATCGCTCGACCAGGACTCGCGCTTCGGGTAGGATTTCCCGGTCTGCGTGGTCTCCCACTGGATCTTGCCGTTGACCTCGATGATTTTCCCGCGCTTGGCTTCGTCCTCCTTCGCCATGCGCTGCTCTTCCTCGATGGCCTCCAGGTCGACGGTCTTCTCCTCGCTCAGAACGATGAACTCGCCGTTCGGCTTGCGCAGCGCTCCGGTGGCCTTGGCCCGGCTCTTGGTTGGTCCGGATTCCAGGATCGTGGTGTTCACCGGGTCCCAGATGATGCCCACCGCGGCGCCGATCTTCTCCAGGGGTATCTTGCCTAAGCTCTTTTTCCCGGAGATCTCATAGACTTCTCCGGAATCCTTGGCGGTGTTGATCGTCACCACCTCGATGGTGACGCGGTCATACATGCCCAGGACCTCGCCAAAGGTCTGCGTGGGAAGCATCAAGTTGACCTGGTCCAGGTTGACCCGCAGCTCCTTGATCGCGGTCTGGACGACCGCAGGTAGGTTTTCGTTTCCGTTCATCCCGCTCTCCTTGGATGAAGAAAAGCCCGGGGGAGCTGGACGGGTGCCAGCAAGGCCTCCCCCGGGGCCCGAACGGAGAGCGGGCAGGCCAGCCGCCTTATAGCTCGCCTGTCCACTCCCAACCCTCACGATGCCTTCTTGGCCTCCTTCCTGGCCCGCTGCGGCTCCAGCTCTTCGTTCGCGCTGCAGCAGCCATTCCAACAGATCGAGCTTCGATCCCGATAGATTCTACTTTCTTCGTGATGGCTTCGATTTCAGGAAAGCGATATTTGCATGAAGCCTCCTCGCAACCCGAAGTGCCCGCTCGATCGTTGGAAGGCCCCGAAAGATAACTGGACGCCACGATTCCACGATCACCGGCCCGCCTACGCTTTCGCGTGCTTTTTGGGGATCAGCGTAGGGCATTCAGTTCGTCCTTTGTTTTGGCCGAGACTACATGCGTGCTACCATCAGGCGTGTTGAAGTAGAGGAAGTAGCCGTACCTACCGTGGTCCATGAAGCAATCCTCAAGGCGCGCCCTGTTCCTGCAGGGCGTGATGTCCTCGCCGTAGCGCTCGCGCGCGGCAGCAATCAGGGCGGACTGTTCTGGCGTCAAAATGGCAGTGATCACTTTTTCAGTCGCCGCCTTTCGTCTCCCTGCAACCCAGACAGAACGAAAACGGTGACCTGCTTGTTGATAGAGCGGAGCTCGTCGGCAGCTTTCTTGCGCAGCAATTCGTACTGCCTTTCGTTTAGCCTGATCTTGACGTCCTTCACGTTCCCCTCTCAGTACACCAATATACCCCCAATACTACACCACTCGGCGCGCCTTGTCAATATTTTTATTGCAATTTTCCCTATTTGGGGCGATAATGGTGTACGAGGAAAAGGAAGGTCATGGCCGCGAAAAGAAAGAAGCCGAAAGAGGTGAAAGTCCGATTAGACGAAACAACGCACGCCAGGCTCGAAGCAATGTCGAGGCGGCGCAATGTCACAATTACTGCACTGGCAACGACTTATGTGACAAAGGCGCTCGAGGATCCGCCGCTGCTCGCGCAGGTGGCGATCGCCGCCGGTCTTCCCTTCGCCCTCCAGGTGCTGGGTCCGCGGGCAGCTCTGCCGGAGGAAGAAGGGGCCGGCGTAGGTCTTCAGGCTGTCGGTGTTGCCGGCCTGGCGCTCCAGGGCGCGTTGCACGACCTG